ACGCGCGGCAACGGCGGGGGGTCCTTCTAAATGGCGGTCACAGCCTACGCGAGCGGCGATCCCGCACCCAAGACCAACCCCGACGTTGACCCCAGCGTTGACCTGAGCGCGGTGGCTCTGCCGCAGACGGTCCAGCTCTACGGCGATGCGTTTGACTCTGGCGACCCTGGCAACCTGCTGTGGAATTGGACGTGGACGGTCGTAGGCGACGACACGCCGACCAGCCCCGCCGTGCTCAGCTCCGCAGTGGTGCAGAATCCCACCGTGGACGTGGCCAGCTGGCACAACGTCCGGCTGTTCCTGATCGCCCAGCACAGCACTACGCTGGAGTTCAGCGAGCAGGATCCGACGCTGGCCCCCAACAGCGCGTTTGTGACCGTGCGCATCCTGAGCAGCGTGGCGGGGTTGCAGAAGATCGCCCAGAGCGAGCGCGATTATCGCGGCCCGCTCCATGCTGTGATCGCCCAGGTGGAGGCTGATGCGGGCGGTGTCGGCGCGCACACGATCAACTCGCACACCGACGTTGTGACGGCCACGGGCGCGCTCGTTGATCAGGTGACCGACGGCAGCTCCGCGTCGGGTCTGCACACGCACGCGGGCGCTGACGTGGCGCTGGCGGGCGTCAGCGCGCCGGGCGTGGTGCTGCTGGAAGAGGCGGGGACCGGCACGGCCACCGTGATCACGCGCGAGCGCATCCACTTCTGTGGGACGGCCGAGAACAGCCGAACCACGGGCGCGGGCATGATCATGGGGCAGATCGTGCCCAGGGCCTACCCAGCCAACGAGACGATTGGCATCGGTGCGGACCCGCTCATCATCTGGAAGATTGAAGAGGACATTGAGTTACAGGAGGTGGCGCTACAGCTGAGCTGGGGCGGCACGGGTCCCGCGCCGGTCAACCCATACGTCTTCTGGCTGGTGCGCGCGACGGCCGTAAACGCAGCAGGCCGGGTGTGGACCATCGTCACCAGCTTGCTGACTGGCGCGCCTACCACGGACGGCTGGCCCCTCCTGCTGAGCGTGCCTGGGCTGGCCCTGGGGCTGAACGCGGGCGGCTACCTCGGCATTGTCTGCGCCGCAGCTCCGCGTATCTCCGACGGAGACGTGCCCGGCAGCGGGCTCACAGCCCAGGTCTTTGCGCGGAGGGATATCTAGTGTCCTACGACCGGAACAGGGCGGCTACTGTCGCCAAGCTGGACCCCACCCACAGGCCGCAGCCGATGGCCATGCTGCGGGTGGATATGGACTTCGCCGACTTCGCCCAGGCGGCCGTGCGCGCGGCGTCGTCCATCTACTTGGACGGCCTGAGCGGCATCGTCACCCCTCACGGCTACATGATCCTGGGCGCGATGATCTGGGTGGAGACGGAGTTTCTGGGCGGTGCCGTGTCTGCCGTCAGCGTGGACGTGGGCACGGGTGGCGAAGCCAACGAATTCGTCAGCAACGCCGATATCACGGGCGTGTTCAACGTCTATCGGGGGTACTGGGACACGGACCGAGGCACGGCCAGCAGTGGGCGAAACCCGTTCGTGAACGGTGGTCTGCGCGTGACGCTCGACTGCGGCGCGGTCAACTGCGACCAGCTCACCCAGGGCGAGCTGAGCGTCTTTTTGATCGTGGCCGAGTGGGAGCTGGACGACCACGCACCCAGCCCCGCCACCAAGACGCCAGCAGCGGCAAGCGCGCGCGCCTTTGTGGGTGCCGCGCCGCCCGTTGTGACCCTCATCACCAGCGCTGACAGCCCCTACAGCCCCACGGCGTCTGACACGCACATTGAGGCTGACGCGACGGCGGGCAACGTGGTGATCAACCTGCCTGCTGTGAGCACCAGCCGCGAGCTGGTGGTGGGTCGCGATATCACCGACGCCAGCGGCAACACCGTGACGGTCAACGCCTTCGCGGGCGACGTGTTTGCGGGCGTGGCCACCGACACCCTGGCGGCCGGTGAGTACCTGGGTCTGGTGGTGAGCCGGGCCAACACTTGGAGCGTAATGTGACTGTACTGCGCCAGCTGACGACGACACCCAACGACACCATGACCGACGCCTTTGGGCGTGGGCGCATGGGGCTTGCCACCCTTCAGCTGTCCAGCGTGTTTGACCTTGCTCGGGGGGCTGGCGCGCGCACCTTCGCGCATCGCTGGGACAGCAGGATCACGGGTACGGGCACCATCACCAACGCGGACAGCGGCAACGGTTCGGCGAAGCTGCTGACCCTGCCGTCGGGCTCTGTCGGCACCGACGCCGTGACCACGCAGACCAAGCAATACTTCCAGTACCGCGCAGGGCAGAGCGTGCTCGTGGCCCTAACCTTCTGCCTGGACACCCCCGACGCCAACGCAGAGCAGCGCGTGGGGCTCTTTGACGACGCTGACGGCCTGTTCTTTCAGGTCGACGGCGACGGCACTGCGCGATTCCGGGTGCGCAGCTCTGTGGCCGGCTTCGTGGTGAACACGGACGACGTGGCCCAGGCGAGCTGGAGCGACGATCCGATGGATGGCACGGGGCCGTCCGGTGTCACCTTGGACTTCACCAAGGCCCAGATCCTCGTGATCGACTACCAGTATTTGGGGGTCGGAACCTGCCGGTTTGGTTGGTCGGTGGATGGCGTGCTCATCTGGGCGCACCGCGCGCACCACAGCAACGTGCTGACGGGCGTCTACATGCGCAGCGGCAGCTTGCCTGTGCGCTACGAGGTAGAGGCGACCGGCATCACGGGCGCAAACGTGGTGGTGAAGCAGATTTGCTCTGAGGTGGCGCGCGAGGGCAGCACCGTGGACACCGGGGTGGATGGTCACGTTTACAACAACACATCCGTGTCCTTGGCCACAGGCACGACGTGGACGGCGCTGCTGGGTGTGCGGCTCAAGGCGGGCAACATCAGGGCTCTGCTGCGGGACTTCCTTGTCAGCGTGCAAAACTTCAGCGGAACCAGTTATGCCGAGTGGCAGCTGGTGCTCAACCCCACGCTGACGGCTGGCACCCCCTGGGCAGCTCCGCTTGAAGCGCAGGTCAATGCCGACTACAGCGTGGCCGAGTGGTTCGACGGCGGCGGCACGGCGGCCAGCGCCACCATCACCACACCACAGGCCGCGACGGGTGTGCGGCTCGCGCACGGCTACTCTGCGGGTGGCCAGCGGGGCGGCGGCGCTGTTCTTCGGCCCACAGGTCTGACCTTGCCGGCTGTCGCCAGCATCGCGGGCGTGCCCGACGAGGTGATCCTGCTGGCCCGCAGCATCAGCGGCGGGGCTACGGTCCGCGCTGGCCTGGGCTGGGTGGAGTGACCTGTGCGCGGCTTTGGCTCACCATCCAGCCTGATCAACGGCACCCCTGACCTGGGCTTCGGCTCGCCGTCAGACCTGATCGGTGCGCCCGCTGTCGGTGACCACGGCTTCGGGTCGGCTGTGCTGGCCCCGGGGGCTGAGCAGGTCGAGATCCTGCCCTACTACTTGCGCCGCAACGATTGGCCCGACGACGGCGGTCACATTGTGCGCGTGTTCGGGAGCTGGCCGAGCCGTGGCCCCTGGCGCGTGCGCCTGACGCCTGACGCGGGCGCAACGCTCTATCCGCTGGGTAAGGTCGGCTGCTACAGCGGGATCATCGGGCAAGGGCACTTGTGCTACACCACGCCATCCTTGCGGACCCTGGCGTTTGTGTTGCCCCCGCTGCCCCTGGGCGGCCCCTATGACCTGTGGATTGACCGCGTGTTTGACGCGGCAGCTGTGGCGGCCGTGCGCGTGATCGTGAGCGATATTACTGTAGTGGTGCGCGCCCAGGCCGAAGAGGTCTACAGCGCGCGGCAGACCATGCCACCCCTGTACCTGACCGGCCCGCGCTCCTGGGCGCTTGAGGATCTGACGCTGCCCACGCTGCCCACGGCCCCCATCTACACGATCACGCGGGCGCTGGGGCAGGTTGCCCAGCAGGCGGCCGGGTCGCCCCAGACGCGGCTCATCGGGCCGCTGGTGAGCACCGATACAAAGGCCACCGTGGAGACAACCATCGGCTTCCCTGACGTGGGCGAGGTCTGGATCGGGCCGCGCCGCTACAGCTACGCCAGCAGGGGGGCGACCGACTTCGTGGGCATCGTCCTGCTGACGGCCAGCGATGCGCTACCCCTGGCGGCCAAGACGGAGGTCACGCTACATGCTCCAGCCTATTTCTCAAGCTGAGCAGGCGCACCGGGACACCCTGATCGCCAAGGCTTCCGGCTTCGCCCTAGACCGGCTGGGCGACCTATACGGCATCCCCCGCATCCCCCGCATCGCTGGCGTCTACTGGCGGGACGCGCTGGCGGCGGCGGCCCTGGGGCCGCGTGACCGGCTGGGTACGGTGTTCTCTGTCTTGCGCGCCATGCTGGCCCCGTGGGAATCGGTGTTGACCACTACGTCAGATCTACAGCTGGCGCAGCCCGACCGGCTGGTCGGCGGCACCCCTGCGGGCGTGGCGTGGAATTGCGCACACACGCACCGGCTGGTTGAGGTAGAGGGACACGGCATCTTCTGGAGTACGGGCGTCAGCGGGGCTGACCTTCTACTGGCGACCACGGCAACGACCTACTGGCGCGCGGCCAGCTGGGCGGCCAACGAGTCGGGGGTGCTGGTCAAGGTGATCCCGTTCTGGCTGCGTGAAGAGGGGGCGCGGCTCACCGTCTACCTCGACGCGGAGCTGTTCGGCGTGCCCCCCACCTACCTGCTACCCGAGGCGGTAGCGGCTCGCCCAGCTGGCCAGCCCATCGGCGGCGCGCTGGTGCAAGACGCCACGGTCCAGGCGACCCTGGACGGCCCGCTCTATCTGCCCGGCGATGGCCTGGGGGGGCTGATCCAGTCGGTGATCGACGGGCTGTGTGCTGCGGGCGTGCAGGTCCAGCTGGTCGGGCGTCAATGGTGCGCCACGGCCCTGGGCATGGGTACACTCAAGGATCTGGCCGACTATGGCCGACCAATCGCAGGTGGTGGCCCCCCCGCTATCCTGCCCATCCTTGGCTTTGGAGGTTTGCCGTGAACCTGCGACACATCATGCGGGACTGGCTCATGGCCGAGCTGGACGTGTGCGCGCCCGATTTCGACCCGCCAGCCGCGAAGCCCAAAGGCAAGCGGCGCAAGGCGGCCCCAGGTGAGCTGGTGCTGGCGGCGGCGCGTGACGAGTGGGCGCGCAACGTGCGCGAGCCCAGCGGGCGCATTGACGACTACATCCGAGGCCCGCAAGGCTTGGGCTGGGGCACGGCTGACGCGATCAACTGGACGCCTGACACGCCCTACACGCGCGACGGCATGTTCCAGTGGTGCGGGGCTTTCGCCGCGTTCTGCTGGGGGGCGGCGGGCCTGCGGCCCCAGATCCGCAATAAGAGCTGGGCGAGCACCGTGCGGCTCTATGATTGGGGGCAGGGGTCAGACCGCTACGTCAGCGTGCCTGACGACCTGCGGCCGGGTGACGTGGTGGTGGTGAGCGCCGGGCGCAAGCGGCAAGGCGAGCACATTTGCATTGTGGACCGGGTGGACTTGGACGCCAAGCTGGTACACACCATTGAGGGCAACGCACGCGGGGTCCTGGGTGACGGCACCGTGGGCGAGGGCGTGATCAAGCGCACGAGGCCCTGGTCGCGCGGAGCTGGCGGCTGGGGTGTCCGGCCTAACATGCGGTGCCCGGTCAGCGGTCTGCGGCAGAGCGCCGAGATCGCACACGCCTACCGACCCGTCGCGGGGGACCTATGACCATCCCGTTCCCGTTCCTCAAGAACAGCGCCGGGAAGCCTGACGGCATGTGGACCCTGACCGCGCTCAGCTGGCTGTTGTGCGCGGGTATGGTGCTCGCGGAGCTGGCGGGCCTGGACACGGCCAGCGGCCAGTCCAGCGCCTTGACCCTGTTTGGGGCATGTGCAGGTGTATATTGGGGGCGGCGGCACACTCGCGCACGCGGCGCAGCAGTGGGGCGGCCTGGGGAGAGTTTGGCAGGGTGAGTGATGAGATCGTCGTCGGCAAGGGGTCTGCTATCTCGGTGATCGGGGGAATCATCGCGGTGGCGGTCTACGCTGCCACCGTGTCCAGTGTGGCCGACCGGGCTCTTGAGGTTGCGCTTGTGGCGCGGTCACATGCTGAGCGCCTAGAGGCGCGATCCGCTGTCCTAGAGCGGCAGGTGATCGATCTGCGGTCAGAGGCCAACGAATTGCGCGCGTGGCGGCTGGCGCGTGAGCGCGCGGCTGGTGCGTCCAGTCAGGCCGAGGCCGAGCTGGATAAGCAGCTCGACGCGATCCAATCATCGATCAACAGGTTGCTTGACCTGACCCTGCGTGTCGATAGGCTTGAGGCTGCGCGTAGGAGGCGGCGGTAATGCTGGATTTTGTGATCGTGTTGATCTTGTTGGCTGGGGGTGTGGGATCTGCGCAGGCGCAGTCAGAGGCACACGCGGCCCAGGTTGTAGACCCGCTGCCCGTCCCCACCACGGCACCCGTAGATCCCGAGCAGTCGCCAACG